GTCCGTAGCGCATCGAGCACGGTAGAGCCTGCCGTAGTGCGGCGGGTCAGAGATGAGTTCAACCAGCAGCGCACCCAGAACCCCTTCGTGCCTCCGCCAGACAAGTCGGCTGCAATCCGAGCCGAGGCTGCGGCCCTGCTTGGCGTTGATCCGGCCGAAGTTCAACTTCGAGGTGAGAAGCACAAGCAAAAGCCGTCGACCAACCCCTTCGCGACCAAGATGCCATCCACCAGACCGTCTCGAAGCCGCGAGGCAGTTGGAGCCGGTCAGCGGGAGAAGGCTGTGATCAAGCGGTGGACGGACCGCCTGATGGAGCCGTCCGAGATTCGAGCCTGGCGAGCGGCAGGGCTTGGCGTGTTTGATGACGCGATTGCCGACGAGTGTCGTAAGGCCAAGTTGTCGCCGCAAGACCTGGCCATCCGGGTGGATGGCGTCACCGCCGCCTCTCGGATGCGCGGCGGTGAGCCAGTGTGGTCCGTGATTGCCCGGATGAGGGAACTCGGCCTGCTGACTGGCTGAGCACTCCTAGGCAGTCCTTCGTCGATACCTCCACAAAACGATCAACTCCGGAAGAGTGAAGCCAGCGAAGACAGGCAGGTCCGTCACGGGTCTGTGGGGTCAGCAAGGCGGCCCGTTGCTGACACCATCGAAGTCACGAGTCGTGCTGCCAGGTCGTCTGCCTTCTTGGCCCTGGTTCGGTACTTGGCGTTCTCGTCCCGCAGTCCCTTCACGTAATCCGCGGTGAAGGTCTGACCGTCGACGCCAAGGTCGTCAGACCCTTCCGGGGCGGTCTGGCTGCCGTCTGGGCCTTCGGAAGCGTCCTGGGGGCCTTTCTGGGCGTCTGACGGGGTGTCCTTGCCGGGTTCTGCCATGGTCGGTCACCTTCCAAGATCGGTACGGGCATGCAGGTGCAGTTGGGATGGCTGATGGCCGGTCGAGTGACCGACCACGTCTTGCGTGCCAGTGCTCGGCACTTGGCGCAGGGGTTGTCGTCAAGCAGCCAGCGATAGCGAGTCAGCCCATGGGCCTTCATGCCGGATCGAACGGCTCGACGACCGGCAACCTGCGGCTCATGCACGGCGATCCGAAGCAGTCTCGGTTCGGGGTCATCGGGCTCGTCCTTCAGCACGTCGATTGAGGGCAAGTTGGATGCGACGTTCGTCGTCGTCTGGAGCGCCGAGGCCGATGGCGGGCACATTGACGCTGAGAGAGAGGAACGTGTCCGCCAGCGCGACCGATGCTGCGTTCATCGCCGCGATGGATAGTGAGGCGGTTGCGAGGAAGTCTTCGACGTTGTCTCGAAGCGTGGCACCGGCGAGCATCGATCCCCCGAGGAAGAGTGCCGATGCGACCGCGACCTTGCGCTGGGACTCTTGCGCGAGGGCTGCCTGCTTCTGGCGGTACTGCTCTGGCGTCACGATGCCACCTCGCCGCCGCTGATGGCCTGCACCGCTGCCCGGTCGAGGGCGTCGCGTCGTCGCATCTGACGCATGCGCTCGATCTGGGTCGGGGTGTAGCCGCACATCTCGGCGGCGAAGTCTGCCGGGATGATGCCAGCAGCAAACAACTTGGTCGCTGCGTCGGCGGCCATGGCGACTGTGCGTGTCTCTGGGTCGGCCCAGACTGTCTCAAGCTTGTTCAGTCGTAGATCGAACTTGCCGTCCCGGATGGCGACTGCCAGTCGCATGGCTTCTTCCCAGGACGCTCCCCAGGAGCGCATCTTGCGTCGAGCCTTCGCGACGAGCCCTGCTTCGCTCGATCGGATGGCGTCTGCGCTGGCTGGGTTGGCCGTCGTGATGCCGAGGTAGTGGCCGGGCAGATTGGCGGCAGCAGCGAGAGCCTCGGTCAAGGACGTGATGGCATTGGTGAATCCTCCGAGGTCGGCACCGGGAAACTCACCGAACCGGGTCTCGCCGCTCTCGCTGAGCCAGGTGCGTCCGGCCATCGTGTCGAAGGCAGCGTCGGCATCCACCTCCCCGGTTCGGCTGGCCTTGCTCGTCGCGCTTCTCGGGCAGCTCGATCCCCGTTGCGTAGCGACGTGGCATGGCGTGAAACTCGGCTCCAACCATCAGGTCAGTCGCCAACTTCGACAGCGCATCGAACATCGGCAGCAGGTCGGCCAACTCGGACTCGCCGTAGGGCAGCAGCGTTCGGCCCTTGTTGACCAGCGGGATGAGCGGGACCACGCCGAGCGGATTGTTGAACGATGCGGACTGTTGCCAGTTGACTGCGGTGAGGTCTGCGTTCGGCTCGATGACGGGGCCAGCGCTTCGGAACCGAGTGACTGAGTCGGGCTCGAACAGCACCAGGTGTCCGTAGCCGTCTTCGGCCCAGCGTTTGATGCCGGAGACTCGGCTGCGCGACCCCGGGTTGTACTGCACGTAGCACTGGCGGGACGACTCAACGGTGATGCGCGGACTGCCGTGTGGATCGGCCCATACGAGGATGAAGGACCGTCCATGGATCAAGGCGTCCGCGTGGGCTTGCTGGCTGAACTCATCGAGGTTGTTGTCCTGCCAGATGTCCCAGAGTCCGTCATCGATGTCCTCACCAACTCGGAAGCCTTCGACGTCGCATCGTTCTTCGACGGCGCCGATGACGACTTGTGGCCAGGGGATCGTCAGGGGACGAAGTCGTCCCTCGGTGGCTGCGGCGATCTCGGGTGCGAGGAAGGACAGCGGCATCTTGCCGTCGAAGTAGCGGTCGTAGTTGTCGAGCAGTGGCATCTGCTCGTCCAACTTGGTGCTGAGCGCCTTGGCGGTGTCAGCGGCGGTGGTTGTCATCGAGTGCTCACTGCCCATCGCTTGCGGTGTGGTCGGTTGTTGTGGTGCCAGGAGGCCCTGTCGAGTGCTCCGATGGCGCAGACGGCCAGGTCGATCTTTCGTGGTGAGTTCTTTCGTTCCTTCACGATCACGTCGCCCAGCGTCGTGGGCTTAGCGACCGCGTGGGCCACGTGTGCCGCCAGGCGGTCGTTGCCGTCATGGGTGACGGTTCGAGCTTTGATCGCTTGGTACATGCGGTCGGTGGCCGGAGCCATCCGTGAGATGACGTTGGTCGGCATCTCTAAGACCCGGCTTGCGCCGTACCGGCCAGCCCATGCTTCGATCTCGCTTCGCCAGCCCCACGGGTCGCAGGCCAGTTCGACGACGTTGAGGGTGCGGAAGCAGTCGTCCACCTTCGCGTCCACGTCGGCACGATCGACGCGCCATCGAAGGTCGCCGGGGTTCTCCCAAACCGCGACGGTGAACAGGTGATGTGGTGCGGTCACCGCGCATCCGACGATGCCTGTGCTGTCACCCGAGGCTGAGCCGTCGAAGAAGAGCACGACCGGGTCGAGTGGGTCGACCTGCACGTCCGGCAGCGCGCAGACCATCCAGTCGTCCCAGTCGATCCAGTTCGACTCGTCCTGCACCCATTGGCCGAGCCGAAGCCTGCGGAACGAGGACTCACGCATCGACATCAGCAACGCCCTCATTCCGTCTTCGTGCAGGAACGAACCGAGAGCGGGGTTGGCTTGCTTCCATGCGGTCAGGTCTTGCAGGTCGCACGACTCTGGGGCGGTGTACTCGCGGAAGAAGAACGACGGATCGCTGCGTTCGCGCCCGCTCTGAACGAGCCGCCACAGCACACCGTCGCGGTTGCCGTCCGGTGGTGGCGTGGAGATGGCAAGCGTCAGCGACTTGTCGCGCTTCCCGGCCGCACTGGTGGCGGCTTCCCAGGTGTCGTCCCGGACCACGCTCAGTTCGTCCACGATCAACAGCGACGGGTCCCAGCCCTGCAACGCGGCGACCTCGGCGGGCAGGGCGGTCAGCGTGCCCGAGTTACCTGGGACAACGAGTCGATCGCTGTACACCAACGTCCGGTCAGCCAACGGGGGCGAGAGTTCGACCATCCGGCGGGCAGCATCGAACACGATCCCGGCCTGCCGCAGATCGCTGGCGACGATGAGGACCTGGGGTGCTTCGACACCATCCGCAAACAGCGAGTACAGGGCCAGCACGGCGGCCAACGTGGACTTGCCGTTGCCGCGTGGCAGGAGCAGTAGCCCTTGCCGTGGGCGAGGATCGTCGTACAGGGCTGTCACGATCTCCTGCTGCCATCGCTGCAACCGGAACGGCTGGCCGGCTCCGGTCCCCTTTGGCACCGACAGGTACTTCGAGCTGAACCGCAACACACGCTTGCCACCGGATGCCGGGAGGTCATCCAGGTACAGCGGGGTGGCGAAGACCTCACCCTTCGGACCGGCCTTCACGGCTTTCCACCTGACGGTTCCTGTCCGGCCGGTGTCCGGAAAGAGATTGGGTCCCGGGCTGTCCCCTGTGGGTCCGGGACCCCCCTTGTAGGTGTCATCCCCCTGGGTTCCTGAAGCGTCCTGGCAGCCCCACGACGGCTGTTGCAGGACCGGCAGACCACATTGACCAGGGCCAGCGTGATGGGTCGTCCTGCTGCCTTCGCAGCCCACGCCTCCGGACGGTGGTCAGTCGTCAGGTCAGCCGTCGTGCCGCAGTCGCTGCACCACGGGTGGGCACGGCGGGCCTGCTTCGACAGCCGGTCCCATGCTGCGTCGTATCCCAGTTGCCGAGGACGCCTGTTTGTTTGTGCTGGTGTTCTGGCTTTGGGCTGCGATCGAATACATTCAGGGCAGCGAACACCCTCCCGACTGTTTCTAACCACCGTCGGCACACCGCATCCCAGACACGGACGCAAAGTCATTAGTTGGTCTCGATCCCGAACTTTGTTTGGATCGCTTCTAACGGTCTGAGGTTATCCATTGGCCGTTTCCCTACCAGAAGCCACTTCAACCCGGCAGCGTCGATCCAGCGGCTTCTGACGTGGATTGCGTGACCGGCCCCGGAAGCCGCCCGGAAAGAAAGAACCCCCAGGGCCGGTCACCTCCCACATGCCGCTCGACCATGCGGAAGTTCATCGGCCGGCAGTCGCTTTCATGCGCCACCACGGACGACCGTTCCGATTCCGACTCTCCACACCCAAGTGATCGGCCGCATTGCGCAATGTCTTTCTGAACGACTCCTTGTCCAGACCGTTTGCCCAGGACCCTTCAGCCAGGGCGACGGCACGCAGCTCGACAAGGCTGTGCCAGCGGCCATCACGTAGCCGACGACGCAGGAAGTTGCGAGCCTCCCCTGTCGGCGTCAGCGGCGGCGCAGGCGTCTCACCTGCATGTTTCAGGAGTTCATCTATCACCTTCTCGGGCGACTGACGCATCGCCAGCAATACCGAGGCGGCGGTCAGTGACGCCAGGGCGAAGGCCTCGATGTCGTCCTGTGTCTGGACGATGCCGGCGACCCCTTCAAGGTCCCCGGCCTGCCAAGCCTTCAGGGCCAGGGCAACGTCCCTTTCGATGATCTTGGTCAGACCGGACTTCTTCTTTACGGACAAAGGCATTCGCGGTCACGCCCTTCTGCGCATTCTTCGGCGCCATAGTCGGTATGCCATCATGGTGAATGGCAGCCCCGATTCCAAGGCTACCGGATAACGCCAGGATACGAGAATGACGCAGGTGCCGATCAAGGCTGAAGGGGACGGGTAAGAGCGTCCGACAAACCTTCCATTCTCCGAAGCCTGGCTACATAGGTTCGATCTCCAGACGAACTACCCCGCCAATGGAGTAGTTCTTTGAATGGGCTATGCCCGGAAGGTAAAAGGTGACAGCGTGACGAAGCGACTTGAATGGACCGAACGACATTGGGCGGTCGCTCAGAAGTTGCTCTGGGAGAACGAAGAGAAGAAGGAACTTCAAGCCGTGCCGTACGACGCGATGTTGTATCGGTTGCGAGAGCAGTCGCCGAACATCACGGTGAACATCGCCATGACGATCCTGGCCGAGAAGCACCGGCAGGGCGTCATCGAGTACATCCGTCGCGGGAACACCCGCCGAAGGAACGGAGCCCTGTACGTCAGGCTGATCGATCATCGGCCGAAGCAAGTCGACCAGGACGACCTTGCGCAACTTCTACGCGGCGCCCGGCGGAGGAAGTCGTGAAGCCGAGGACGATCTGGGAGAGCGTCACGGTTCAGGTTGCCTACGAAGACCTGTCGGCATGGCAGATGGCAGCAAGCCTGTCCAAGTTGCCGCTTCCCGTGTACGTCGTGCGTGCTACAAACCTGGCGACGGACATGATCTCCGTGAACAAGGGATCGTTCCCGACTCGGAGTCGGGCCGATGAAACTCACGAAGACGACGACAAGGCAACTGCCACCAGGGCTGGATGAACTGCCTTCCGGGCGCATCCGGGCTCGTTACCGGGATGCCGAAGGAAAGCAGAACAGCAAGACCTTCGTCGGCGTTCGTGAGGCACAGCGTTGGCGAACGGCCCAGATGGCGTCGGTGGACGACGGGACCCACGTTGCCAAGTCAGACGCTCGGTTCGAGGAGTACGCCAAGGAACGGGTCGAAACCTGGCGGAAACACAGGGCCACGACCAGGCTTCAGGTTGAGTCGCACATGCGTAACCACGTCTACCCGTACCTCGGTTCTCGCAGGTTGGACTCCATCGACCGATCCCACGTCGAACAGTGGGTCAGGGAACGAAGCGAGGTGCTGGCACCGGCCACGGTTCACGTCGTCTTCTCCTGGCTGAGTCGGGTCTTCGCGGATGCCGTCCGGGCACGGCTGATCGTTGCTAGCCCCTGCGACTACATCGATCTACCGGTGATCGAACCAACGGAGGTCCAGCCGCTACCCCTCGACGCTGTCGATGCCGTCACGGACCGGATGCCTGAGCAGTGGCAGGCCATCGTGCAGATCGCGGCATGGGCAGGGCTTCGTCAGGGCGAGATCCTGGGCCTGAGGAAGCATCGGCTTGACCTTCTCGGTTCGCGCGATGATCGAGGTCGTCGTCGTGCCCCGTCGATCAATGTGGCTGAGCAACTTCAGACCCTTCCCGGTGGGCCACGGCTGGTCCCGCCGAAGACGAAGGCTTCCCAGCGGCGGGTACCCATCCCCGAGCACTTGGTTCAGGCGTTGGCTGAAGACCTGACCACCGTCTCGGTCGAGCCCGAGGGTCTCCTGTTTACGAACATTCGCACCGGTGCACCGATCCTGCGGCAGGGCTTCGGCGACGTGTGGAGACGCTCGATCAGGCAAGCAGGGCTGCCCAAGGGCACCAGGTTCCACACACTGCGACATACCTACGCTTCCATGCTGATCGAGGCAGGCGAGTCTGTGACTGTCGTGTCCCGGCGGCTCGGCCACGCATCCGCTACGGAGACGCTTCAGACGTACTCGCATCTGTGGCCGGACAGCGACGACAGGACCGTCGACGTGCTGGATCAGGCGTACCGGCGTCATGTGTCACGGGATGTGTCACGGCAGGCCCAGTGACGACAAAAGCGCAGGTCAGGGCCTAGGCGGCGGACGAGTCGACCTATAAGCCGGGTTCTGTCGGCGCGTGACACGCGGTCACGCGCCGGGCGACCATCCATCTCCGGCTGCCGTTGCCGACAGCCTCCAGCGGTCTACCCGGGAGCTCGGGCGGGCCGCCCTCGAACGCTCCCTGTCTGACCTTGCTCCAGGTGGGGTTTGCCGAGCCGCCCGGGTCACCCCGGGCGCTGGTGGTCTCTTACACCACCGTTTCACCCTTACCGCCGGTCACCCGGCGGCGGTCTGTTTTCTGTGGCACTGTCCCGCGGGTCACCCCGGGTGGGTGTTACCCACCACCTTGCCCTGTGGAGCCCGGACTTTCCTCGACGAGTCACCCCGAGAGGTGCTCGACGCGGCCGCCCGGCCGGCTCGTCCGCCGTACCTGGAGCCTAGCGCGCTCAGGCGAGCGCGAACCGCACCGATCGCGCGCTGACATCAGCCTCCACCAGCCGCACCCGTACCCGTTCGCCCAACGGCATGTGCCCCTCGCAGGCCGCGCGGACGGCCGGCTCACGCAGCTGCACGATCCCCCCGCCGTTGCCGCGCACCTCGACCGCGACGGCGTCGAACACCGCGCCGATCGCGTCGCGCAGCACCACGGCCTCCATCAGCGCGACGCACTGACGCTCCAGCTCTCCAGCGCGCCGATCGCTGTCGGCCATCAGGGCGGGCACCTTGGGCAGCCCGACACGTGCCCAGGCCGGCACGTCGTCTCCGGCGCAGATGGCGAGGCACACGGCGCCGACGTACCGGTCGACGAGGCGACGCAGCGGGGCGGTGGCGTGCGCGTAGGGTGCCGCGACCGCGGCATGCGTCGCGTTTGCGGGGACCCCGCCGTCGAAGGCGGTGTAGCCGGCACCGCGCAGCAGCGACGTGGCCTCCTGGATCAGCGCGGCGTGCCGCGGTTTGCGCGGGTCGAGGCCGCGGATCACCTCGGCGTAGGGCACGCCGCCCGGCCACTCGACCTCCAACGCCCGTGCCGCGCGGCGCAGCGTCGCGATGTCGGACTCGGGGGCCGACGGCAGCGTCCGCAGGATCCCGATCTCCGCGTGCAGCATCAGGGCCGCGGCCGCCATCCCGGTCATCAGCGAGATCTGCTCGTTCCACGCCTCCGCGGGCAGCGGGGAGCGGTACTCCAGGCGGAACGAGCCGCCGTCCTCGACGACCTCCTGCTCGGGGATGGGCAGGCTGATCCCGCCACGCTCGACCTCGCGCGCCTTGCGCAGCTGTCCCACCTCGGCGAGCAGGAGCAACCGCTCGTCGGCCGCACCCGAGTCCACAGCGCGCTGCACGGCGGCGTAGTCGAGGCGGTCACGCGACCGCACCAGGGCACGACGTACGTCGACAGCGCGTTCCTCGCCGCTGTCGTCGAGGTCGAGGGTCCACAGCAGCGCCGGGCGCACCTGCCCCGGCAGCAACGAGGCCGCGCCCTCGGACAGTGACGGCGGGTGCAGCGGCGTGCGCGTGTCGGGGCTGTAGAGCGTCTCGCCGCGACGGTGAGCCTCCGCGTCGATCGCTGCGCCGGGCACGACGAACGCGCCCACATCGGCGATCGCGTAGCGCACGCGGTAGCCGCGTCCCCGTCGCTCGATGTGCATCGCCTGGTCGAGGTCCATCGATCCTGGCGGGTCGACCGTCAGGAACGGCAGGTCCGTGACGTCATGGTCGGGCAGGTCCCTACGCGCCGGTGCGGCCGCCGCCTCGGCCTCGACCTCGGCCGGAAAGCCCGTCGGCAGACCGAGGTCGGCCCGGATGGCCGCGAAACCGGCGCGCAGCTCGGCTCCGTCGGTGGTGCGCAGACGCAGATGGCGACGAGGCACCCCGGCAGCCTACGCAGTCGGCCCGTAAGGTGCCCTCTGGCCGACCCGGGAGGATCCGCTCGACGTGTGGCGCTACAGCTCAGTCGCGACGCTCGCCGCCGTGGTGACCGGTCTGCTGCCGTGGCACGCTGCCAGCGAGGTCGCTGCGCGGATGGCGCCGATCCTGGTGTTCCTCGTCGCCATCACGGTGCTGGCCGAGCTGGCTGAGGTCGCGCTCGTCTTCGACGTCGCAGCACGCGAGGCGGCACACCTGGCCCGCGGTCGCACGCCGCTGCTGTTCCTCCTCGTCGCCGTGCTGGCGACGGTGACCACTGTCCTGCTCGGGCTCGACACGACCGCCGTACTGCTCACCCCCGTCGTGCTCTCACTCGCGCAACAGCTGGGGCTCAGCCCGCTGCCCTTCGCGATGCTGACCGTCTGGCTCGCGAACACCGCGAGCCTGCTGCTGCCGGTGTCCAACCTCACCAACCTGCTCGCACTGCGTCGACTCCACCTCAGCCCGCACGCCTTCTTCGAGCGCATGTGGCTGCCGACGGTCGTGTCGGTGACGCTGACCGTGGTGGTGCTCGGGCTGCGCTACCACCGCGACCTGCGCGGGCGCTACGAGGTGCCGCGACAGCCACGGGTCGAGGACCGCGTGCTGTTCGTGCTGACCGCTCTGTCCTGCGTGGCGCTCGTGCCGGCCATCCTGCTCGGCGGCGACCCGACGGTGGTGGTGACCGTGGCGGCGGCCGTGCTGGTGCTGGTCTTCGCGGTACGCCGGCGCGACGTGCTGCGGGTGCGCCTCGTGCCCTGGCGGCTCGCGCTGTTCGTGCTCGGGCTGGCACTGGTCGTCGAGGCGTTCCTGCGACACGGCGGCGACCGCATCGTCGCGGCCGTGACCGGCAGCGGCAGCGACGTACCCGCCCTGCTGCAGGTGGCCGGGGTCGGCGCGGTCAGCAGCAACCTGCTCAACAACCTGCCTGCCTACCTCGTCGTCGAGCCGAACGCCGCCGGCGGCGGGGTCGACCGGCTCCTCGCGCTGCTGGTCGGCACGAACGT